GTTGAACAAGAATACCCTGACGTTAAGGTAGAGACTAAGATTCTCGCCCGTGTCTTCGAAAGTCTTGGGCTTGATGACAAGGAATTCGCCGCTAACCTAGTCAAGTGGGCTGATATCATCCGTAAGACCTTCACTGAAGGTGCCATCGATGAGGTGATCGCAACTCGCCGTCTGGTCCACATCGCCAAGGCTTTCCAAATCTTTGGTGATCGCAAGGCTGCGATTGAATACTGTATCAACCGCTTTGACTCTGAAACCAAGACTGCGTTCCTCGACCTGTACAGCAAGATCGATTCGGCTGAAGAACAAAAGCCTGCGGTTCCTGTCAACGAAGAAGTGCCTTTCTAATTTTCTCCTTGGCGTAAATGCCACTTCGAGGCTTCGAAAGAAGCCTCTTTTTTCATATATAAGAGTACACATCCTAACATTATGGAGATACCATGGAACTTGAATTGAATCTAGAACAAATCCGACAAAAGAAATTGTTTGTGGCTACACCCATGTATGGTGGGCAGTGTCACGGATCGTACACCAAAGCCGTCGCAGACTTGATGACAGTCTGTACCAAGTACGGTATTGATGCGCGGCTTTTCTTCATCTTCAACGAATCACTGATCACCCGCGCACGTAACTATCTGGCTGATGAATTCTTGCGCAGTGAAATGGACTATCTTCTGTTCATTGACAGTGACATTCATTTTGAAGCCCAAGATGTATTGGTTTTGATGCACTATGCAATCAACAATCCTCACATGGAAGTTTTGTGCGGACCATATCCAAAGAAGACTATTGCATGGGAGAAGATCAAGACTGCGGTAGACAAAGGCTTTGCAGACAATGATCCAAACATTCTTGATGAGTTTGTTGGAGACTACGTTTTCAATCCAACAGACAATGTACAATCATTCCGCGTAGATGAGCCAGTTCAGGTCAAAGAAGGTGGCACAGGATTCATGCTAGTCCAAAGAAGTGCATTCGAAAAAATGGATGCAGCATATCCTGAACTCATGTACAAGCCAGATCACGTTCGTACAAAGAACTTTGACGGCAGCCGTGAGATCATGGCATACTTTGATACAGTGATTGATCCAGTTTCGAAGCGATATCTTTCCGAAGACTACATGTTCTGCCAATGGGCACGTAATGCTGGCGCACAAGTCTGGATGTTGCCTTGGATCAAACTGAAACACGCAGGAAGCTACATCTTCGGCGGTTCTCTTGCAGCACTAGCAGCCGTTGGTGTGAATCCTACCGCAGACGCATCTGTCACAAAGAGGTAAGTATGCTTGACAAAAATGTGGGAAATGTAGTACAATTACTAACATCTCGCATGGAAGTCGGCTTCAAGAAGTATGGTGTAACCACGGAGAGGACAGACATTGATCTTCTCGGTTGGTTGCAGCATCTTCAAGAGGAACTCCTTGATGCGGCTGTGTACATTGAACGTCTAAAACATGAGGTAAAGAATGAAACTAAGTGATAGCACCCTAACGTATCTGAAGAACTTCTCTTCAATCAATTCTGGCATTGTCTTTCAAGAGGGCAACGTAATTCGTACCATCTCAAAGCAGCAGAACATTCTGGCTAAAGCCACAGTGTCTGAAACTTTTGATGAGAAGTTTGCCATCTATGATCTCAATCGATTCCTAGCCCTGCTGGGTTCTTTGAATGATCCTTCTCTTGAAGTGTCTTCTGAAAAGAAGAGCATCAAGATCAAGTCTGGCGCATCTCAGACTGTCTATGGTTTGTCTGATGAGTCTCTTGTCGTTACACCTCCAGCTAAAGAGTTGAAGGTTTCAGGTGAAGTCAAGTTCTTGTTGACTAAGGATGTTGTTGCACAAGTTCTGAAGATGGCTGGCATTCTTGGTTTGCCTAACATCGCAGTTCGTGGTGACAGAAGCAATGTATCTGTTGCAGCACTTGATGTGAAGAATCAAGACTCTGATGTATTCAGCATTGAAGTTGGTAAGACTTCGGCTGACTTTGAAATGATCTTCTCTACGGAGAACTTCAAGATGATTCCTGGTGACTATGATGTGTCTATCTCTTCTAAGGGTATCTCACATCTGAAGCACACAAAAGAGCCAGTTGAATACTGGATCGCTATTGAGTCTGGTTCTCGTTATGCAGAGTGACAATACGGAGGATTTTATTATGAGTCAACAAGTGCAATCTACTGGCATTGCAATTCCGTCTTCGCCCGCTGATCGGCAGGCTATCAAGAATGCCCTTCAAGAGATTTCAAACTCTCTTACTCGCATTGAGGGTGAGCGTGACTTGATCAAGGACATTCTTCAGACTGTCCAGGACAATCAGAGCATTCCTAAGAAGTATGTGCGCAAGCTAGCGAAGATTTACCACAAGCAAAACTTCACCGAGATCCAACAGGAACAGGAAGACGTTGAAGCATTGTATGAGACTGTGACAGGACCTAACAATGGCTGAGTCATCACGTAGAAACTTTTTCAGAGGCGCTGGCAAAGGCGCAGGTCTTCTAGGTGCATTCTTTGCTGGTGTATCTGCGCCAGCAATTGCAGAAGCTGTCAAACAGAAGGTTGATCCTTCCGTTGTCGCTAAGATTGAAGAATCGCCTCAATTCAATCTATCTTTGATTCGCACATACGGAGAGATTGCTCCTAAGACAGACTCGCCTTATACATTCAGTGTTTGTCCAAATTTTGTTCCTGGTACTGAGAAGACTATGACTGTACACATGGTACCAGGACCAGATGGCGAGTTGTATCTGAAGATCAATGATGAGTGGAAGAGAGTCCTAACGACTTGATTGCATTCTAACATTGTACGTGTTACAATGTTTTTTTATGTTATGAATGGAGTGACACATGCTACAAGACTTCTTGTGGGTTGAAAAGTATCGCCCTAAGAAAGTGGAAGACACAATTCTTCCGCCCGATCTCAAGGCGACTTTTCAACAATTTGTAGACAACAAAGAGATTCCCAATCTCATTCTCTCTGGCGGACCTGGCATTGGTAAGACTACCATTGCCCGTGCTATGCTAGAAGAAATCGATTGTTCTTACATCGTGATCAATGGTTCTATGAATGGCAACATTGACACGCTACGGAACGAAATCAAAAACTTCGCATCAACCGTATCATTCAAAGGTGGTAGAAAGTATGTCATCCTTGATGAGGCTGATTACCTCAATCCTCAATCGACTCAGCCGGCTCTCCGTAACTTCATGGAAGAGTTTTCTGCTAATTGTGGTTTTATCCTCACTTGCAATTTCCTTAACCGTATTATCACACCTCTACACAGTAGGTGTTCAGTTGTCCAGTTCAAGATAAACAAATCTGATCGCCCAAAGCTAGCCACTCAATTCTTCGGGCGTATCATGACGATTCTGAAGAGCGAAGGTGTTGAGTATGACGCCAAAGTTCTTCCTGAGTTGATCATGAAGTATTTCCCTGATTGGCGTCGAGTGCTGAATGAACTTCAGCGTTACGCTGCATCAGGTAAGATTGACTCTGGTATTCTAGCCAATGTCAAGGATGTCTCACTGAAGAATCTTGCATCTGCATTGAAAGAGAAAGACTTCACTACGATGCGCAAGTGGGTTGTTGAGAATCTGGACAATGATCCAGCGGCAATCTTCCGTAACATCTTTGACACTGCGAATGAACATCTTCAACCAAACTCCATTCCGCAGTTGGTCATTCTCCTTGCAGACTACCAGTACAAGTCTGCATTCGTTACAGATCAGGAAATCAACCTCGTTGCTTTTCTGACTGAAGTCATGGCATCATGTGAGTTCAAATGACACCGTTTGACTACATCAAAGCAATCTCAGAGTCTAAACAGAATCTGATGATTGGCACCGATAACGATGAACTGGCTGAAAAAGACTATGAGCCGTTTATCGTCAATCGTGGGCTGTCATTCTTTCCAGACACCATTCTCTATGTCAACGAGATGAACACTCGCGCATCTCTAGACAAAATTCCACAATTCCTGTTTCTTCTAAATAGCATCAGACCACGAAAGCGTTACAGCAAGTGGCTGAAAAAAGAGAAGTTGGAAGATGTACAGATTGTCTCTGAATACTATGGATACAGTCTTGCTAAATCCAAAGAAGCACTCAAGGTCTTGACTGATGAACAAATCAAGATCATGAAAACAGCATTAGAAAAAGGTGGAGTGAACACCAAGGAGAAAAAGGATGCAAGAAAACTATGTTGATAGTCTACTGGAGGTGAGACTAAAGAAAGAAGACGATTTTCTAAAAGTCAGAGAGACGTTGATGCGAATTGGTGTAGCATCAAGAAAAGAAAAACGACTATTTCAATCGTGCCACATTCTTCATAAGAGAGGCAAATACTACATTGTACACTTCAAGGAGTTGTTTGCGCTAGATGGCAAACCAACGGACTTTGATGACAGTGATCTTGGTCGCAGAAACACAATCGCAAAGCTACTGGCTGAATGGGGATTGATTGAGATCGTAACTCCAGAAAGGGCTAATGAACCAGTTGCACCTCTGTCGCAAATCAAGGTTATTGCGTACAGCGAAAAGCACGATTGGGAACTAGTGACGAAGTACAATATCGGAAATAAGAAGAGAAGAGATTGACAAACTGACTTGGTTATGTCATAATATGTAAATGATGTGAGAGCATCATGTGGAAACAAACTAACTGAAAGGTAATTATCATGGCTTTTGTAAATTCTGGCAAGACTCAAAACGAACAACTCGTTTCCTATCTGCGCGGCACTTCTCGCGCACTCAGCGCACCTCAAGCCCGCGCACTCTTCGGCGTGAAGAATCTTCGCGCACGAATGAGCGAACTCCGTGAGGCTGGTTATCGTGTCCGCACTTCTAAGAACACTCAAGGAAATACTACATATTCCATTGCCCGTCGCATGATTTGGCAGTCAAACTGATATAAATACTCATACCCAACGGGATGGGACGTAAAGGCTCTACTACCTTAGGAGCGTCTAAAGCTGGCATCACGATAGGATGTCCCTGTAGTCAGTAAGCAGGAACTACGCTACGCCTTCGGGGTAGCATTTTCATTTTTACTCGCTTAATCAAAGGAGAAACTATCATGACAAATCTTACCGCATTCGGTCCAGGCTTCAAAGACTTCGACAAGTATTTTGTGGGCTTTGAAGACCAGTTCAATCGTCTTTCTAAGATGCATGACGATCTTACAAAGAGCATTCCTAACTACCCTCCATACAACATCAAGAAGACTGGCGAAAACACTTACGCTATTGAACTTGCTGTTGCTGGCTTCGGTAAGCAGGACATTGAGATTGAACTAGCTGAAGGCAAGTTGATTGTTAAGGGAACTACATCTGACAACACAGATGAAAACTTCCTATTCAAGGGTATTGCAAATCGTGCGTTCACCCGCGCATTTGCACTAGATGATCAGATTGAAGTTCAAGACGCTGAAATGATCAATGGTATGTTGCGCATCTTCCTAGAGCGTATCATTCCTGAGCATAAGAAGCCAAAGAAGATTGCAGTCAAGGAAAAGGCTGAGAAGACATCTTCAAAGCAATTTCTAACTGAGTGATATCATGTTGACAAAATTGAAGACCTTCCTTCTAACTATGCTTGAAGGCTTGCAAGAAGCAAGAGAGAATCAAGCTAGAAAGAAAATCGGTCGCTAGCACACAAGGGGGCGCAAGCCCCCTATTCGTTTATTGAAAGGTTATTATGAATCCATTTGCAGATCAATCCATCTTCATGCAAGCATGTGATCAGACTGTTG